CCAAGAACTGCAAGAAATGGATGGTGAAGATTCCCTTTGGGACTTCTATCTGCACAAGGTTGATGGAAAGTCCTTCAATGATTTCAAGGAAGAAGTCATCATTCAGAATACCGAAATCACGGATGAAGATTTGGAAACAACTATCAACAATTCAGTTGAAATCTTGCAGGGGTTCAACCCTGCTATCAAATAAGAAAGGGGGTGCAAAGTATTGGAACTTTTCAAACTGTTTGGAACAATAGCAATTGATAATGCTGAAGCAAATCAGTCATTGGATGAAACCGGTGACAAGGCAGAAGAAACTTCCAAAGACATCAAAAAAGTTGGTGATGAAGGTGAAGAATCTGAAGGCAAACTTGGAAAAGCGTTTTCAAAGATGGGTGATGCTGCTGCAAAGGTCGGAAAAGCAATTGCAGCTGGTCTTGCAGTCGCAAGTGCAGCGGTTATCAAAATAGGCAAAGATGCAATTTCCGCTTATGGTGACTATGAACAGTTAGTTGGTGGCGTTGAAACACTATTCAAGGACAGTTCTGATACAGTCATTCAGAATGCTGCAAATGCCTACAAAACAGCAGGTATGTCAGCAAATGAATACATGGAAACAGTCACTTCATTCAGTGCATCCCTGCTTCAAAGTTTGGGCGGTGACACTGTTGCTGCTGCAAAGAAAGCGGATGTGGCAATCACTGATATGTCTGATAATGCAAACAAGATGGGAACATCTATGGAAGCAATTCAGAACGCATATCAGGGATTTGCAAAACAAAATTACACCATGCTTGACAACCTGAAACTTGGTTATGGTGGCACAAAGGAAGAAATGGAAAGACTTCTTGCAGATGCTTCCAAAATTTCAGGTATAAAGTATGATGTTTCTTCTTATTCGGACATTGTTGATGCAATCCATGTTGTTCAGAACGAAATGGGCATCACAGGAACAACCGCAAAAGAAGCATCTGCAACCATTCAGGGTTCACTTTCTTCTGCAAAGTCCGCATGGACAAACCTGATCACAGGTCTTGCAGATGGAACACAGGACTTTGGTGGTTTGGTGGAAAACTTCTTTGAAAGTGTTGTGAATGTGGCAGACAATATTGTTCCGAGAATATCACAAGTTTTGGAAACACTTCCAAGTCTGATCACAAAACTTGTGCCAAAACTGATTTCAAAGGCATCTGAAGTCTTTTCAAAATTGCTTCCGGCAGTAATCAAGGGTGCAACATCCCTTCTGAATGCGGTTGTCAGCGTTATACCACAGTTGTTGGATGCTCTGATTACTGCACTTCCGGAATTGATTTCCGGCATTGAACAAGTGTTTTATGCCATTGTTGATGCCTTGCCTGATTTGATGAAGGTCATTTGTGATGCACTTCCGGATTTAATTCCGCAGTTGATCACAGCATTGGTCAATATGATTGTTTACTTGTGTAATAATCTGATGACCATAATTCAACCGCTGCTTGACAATCTACCTGCCATTATAATTTCCATTGTGGATGCCCTGATGGACAATCTTCCTACTTTGATTCAGGGTTTGATCACATTGGTTCTTGCCATTGTGGAAGCACTTCCGGAAATCATCATGGCATTGATTGAAGCAATCCCAACAATAATTGCAAGCATCCTTGAAGGACTTTGGAATGCACTTCCGGTTCTGCTTGAAGGTCTTGGTCAGATCATGATCAAACTTCTTGAACCAATTTGGAATGCCCTTTCACCGTTCTTTGAAGATTTGATGAACTTCTTCAGCAGCATTTGGGATGGAATTGTTTCAGTGTTCAGTGCAGTTGGTTCTTGGGTGTATGACAACATCATTGCACCGGTTGCAAACTTCTTCCAAGGTCTTTGGGAAGGAATTGTCAGTGCATTCCACACTGTCATTGATCCTTGGATTGAGATTGTGAAAAGGGCAGCAGCACTTGTTCATGATGAAATCATTGTTCCTATAAAGAACTTCTTCAAAGGTTTGTGGGAAGATATTGTTGGAATCTTCAGTGTGGTGAAAGATTGGTTCAATCAGCACATTGCAGAACCGGTCAAGAACATTTTCACAAACATTTGGAATGCAATCAAGAACGGTGCTTCAAAGGCATGGGAAGGCATAAAAAGTGTGTTCAGTCCTGTCACTGATTGGTTCAAAAACATCTTCAGCAAGGCATGGACAGCAGTCAAGAATGTCTTTTCAACAGGTGGCAAGATATTTGACGGAATCAAAGATGGAATTGTGAATGCCTTCAAGACGGTTGTCAATGCAATCATCAGGGGTATAAACAAAGTCATCACAATTCCGTTCAATGCAATCAACAGTGTTCTTTCAAAGATTCACGGCATCAGCATTTTGGGTGTCAGTCCGTTCAGTTGGGTTCACACCTTCAATGTTCCGCAGATTCCTGAACTTGCAGAAGGCGGTGTCCTTGAAAAAGGACAGGTTGGTTTGCTTGAAGGTGAAGGTGCAGAAGCGGTTGTGCCTTTGGAAAAGAACACCGGTTGGATTCGGAATGTTGCAAGACAGATTCATGAATTCACACTTGAAACCAATGCAAATATTGCCGGTATGATTCCGGACAACTATGGAAAATCCCTTGAATATCAGGAACAGCAGATCACGGCAATTGACATTCTTGCAGAAAAGTTTGAAAAAGTGCTGATGATCCTTGCTGAATACTTCCCTGAATTTGCAACACTGCTTCAGAACAGGCAGGTTGTTCTTGCAGATGCAGGTGGTTTGGCACATAGTCTTGCCCCGGCAATGAACAAAGAACTTGGAATCATATATACACAGAAAGGAAGGGGTAATGAATGATTGGTGTTAAATTCGGAACAAAACATTCTTTCAGGGATTTTGGACTGATACTGACATCAAAAACAGTGTCCTTTCCGAAACCGAAAACAGAATCAGTCACCATTCCCGGTGCAGATGGGCAACTTGATTTGTCCACTGCACTGACGGATGGTGATGTGAAATATGATAACAGATCACTGACATTCAAGTTTTCTGTTATCAATCCACAAAAGAATTGGGAAACAGTAAAGTCAACCCTTGCAAACTATCTTCACGGACAGAAAATGAATGTGATTCTTGATGTTGACAAGGGTTTTTACTATGTCGGCAGATGCACCTTGGATTCTTGGTCTGAAAGCAAGAAACTTGGAACACTGACCGTCAAGGTTGATGCAGAACCATACAAGTATTCAGTTCTTGAATCAACTGATGATTGGTTGTGGGACATCTTCAACTTTGAATCCGGTGTGATCTATGACCTGTCTGACATTGCTGTTTCCGGCACAAAGGTTGTCACTGTCCGTTCTATGCGGATGAAGGTTGTTCCAACAATCACAGTCAGTGCAAACATGGATGTCAGGTTCAAGGGTGTCCAATACGGACTGACCGCAGGTGAAAACAGGAATCTGAACATCATTTTTTCTGAAGGTGACAATGAACTGACATTCATTGGGACAGGAACAGTGTCAATCAACTTCAGGGGGGGTTCATTGTAATGTATCAGATCAGTTGTGATGGGTACATTTTACATGATACCCGGCTTGAAAAAGAATACAGGGTTATTTCCCCAAAGTGTAAACTGAAAACCAATACAACCGGAACACTGTCATTTCAGATTGCACCTACACACCCATATTATTCAGTGATCCAAAAGTTAAGTTCTGAAATCACACTGACACAGGATGGTGATTGGATTTTCACCGGAAGGGTTCTGAATGATGAAAAGGACTTCAACAACATCAAAACTGTTGAATGTGAAGGTGAACTTGCATATCTGCTTGACAGCAACCAAAGACAAGCGGAATACCATGATTTGACGGTTGCACAGTATTTTGCAACCGTCATTTCCAAGCATAACAGCATGGTGGAATCCAAGAAGCAGTTCACGGTTGGAATGGTTACGGTTGAAGATGACAATGATTCACTTTACCGGTATTCAAACTATGAAAACACATGGGACACCATAAAAGATAAACTGCTTGACAGGTTGGGTGGTTACATCCGCAGCAGACATCTGAACGGTGTCAGATATGTGGACTATGTTGAATCCTATGGAAGTGTAAACAGTCAGATCATCAACTTTGGTCAAAATATCCTGAACTTAAAACAGTACATTAAAGGGGAAAGTATTGCAACAGCAATCATCCCCTTGGGTGCAACTTTGGAAAATGAAGAAGGTTCTTCTTCAGCGGTGCAGAAAAGGTTGACAATTGAATCCGTGAATCAGGGTGTTGATTATGTCTATGATCAGGATGCAGTTGACCTTTACGGATGGATTTTTGACACTGTTATTTTTGACAGTGTGACACTTCCGGAAAACCTAAAACAGAAAGGTCAGGCAGAACTTGCAAAAAGACGGTTGCTGAACCTGCAACTTGAACTGAATGCAGTTGACCTTCACCTGTTTGATGTTGACATTGAAAGAATAAAACTTGGTGACAGCATCAGGGTTATATCTGAACCGCATGGAATTGACCGGTTCATGACCGTTTCTGAAATCAACATTGACATTTCCAAACCTTCTGCAACAACCATTGTTCTTGGTGATCAGACCGCAAGTCTGACCGAATACATGAACAGGGATGGAATAAAGGCACAGATTGAAAATGTCATCAGTGATTATGGTTTCAGAAGTGATCTTTCAAACATCAGAAACACCATCAATGAACTTTCAAGCAGCATCACCCAAACGGCACAGAACATTTTGCTTGAAGTTTATTCCAATTGTGCAAAGTATAGTGATGTTGAAGGTGTTGAAGAACTGTTGCGGACAAATGTGGAAGTTCTGAACAACTTGATTGAATTCCGCTTTTCCGCTGCAATCACTGAAACACAAACGGTTGAAGGCATAGTCACACAGAATCAACAGTTGCTTGAAGAATACATCCGTTTTCAGGGTGCGTTGATTGAACTTGGGAAGGTCGGAAACGCATTCACAGCGGAACTTTCCAATGAAAAACTTGCATTCCTTCAAGACAATGTTGAAATTGCCTATGTCAGCAACAACAAACTTTACATCACGGATGCCGAGATCAGAAACAAACTGACCATAGGAAACCCCACAAACGGTTATTTTGATTTCATCCCAAGGGCAAACGGAAATTTATCATTGAAGTGGAGGGAATCATAAATGGCATTAAGTGGAAGCGTTACAACATCATCAAGTGAAGGCAGAAGTGTCACACTGAATTGGAGTGCTTCACAGAGCATTGAAAACAACACTTCAACAGTCAGTTGGTCTTTGGTCGGAAGTGGTTCTTTCAGTGGTTGGGTTCATGTCAGTGAAATCAGGGTCACAATCAATGGATCACAACAGTATTATAGAAGTTCAAGCAATCACACACAGTGCTACAACGGAACACAGTTGGCAAGTGGTTCTTTGACCATTTCCCATGCAACAGATGGAACAAAGTCCTTTTCAATCACGGTTGAAGCAGGTATTTATCAGTGGGCAATCAACTGTTCAGGAAGCGGTTCTTTCACACTGAACACAATACCAAGGGCATCAAGCATCAGTTCTGTCACTTCTTCTGTCACTGTTGATGGTTCAAACAGTGTGACAGTCAACATCAGCAGAAACAGCACTGCATTCACCCACAAGGTGAAATTTGCATTTGGATCATACAGTCAGGAATACACAGGGGTTGCAACTTCAAAAAGTTATACACCACCTATGACTTGGTTGAATGCCATTCCGAATGCGACAAGCGGAACAGCAACGGTCACTGTCACAACCTACAACGGAAGTACACAAATAGGAAGTGCGGTGTCCAAGAACTTCGAGGTGAATGTTCCTTCATCTGTTGTCCCTACACTTGGAACTTTTTCCGCAACCATTGTGAACAACACAGTCCCTTCTTCATGGGGAATCTATGTTCAGGACAAATCACAGTGCGAGTTGCAGATCAGCAATGCTTCAGGTGCGTATTCTTCCACCATAAAGACATATTCAATCAAGCAAGGGTCAACAACCTTGTCAACATCAAGCAGTGTCACAACCCCTGTTTTGGCGGTCACAGGGGGCATCACATACACTGCAACTATAACAGATTCAAGGGGTAGAACGGCAAGCGGAACGGTTTCTATTTATGTATATGCCTATGTTCCACCTTCAATAACAAGTGCGTTGTCGCAAAGATGTTTGCAGAATGGTACTTTGAATGATAATGGAACATACATAAAAGCAACAGGAAGGTTTTCTTATGCAAGTTGCAACAGTAAAAATTCAGTTACAACAAAAGTTTATTTTAAGAAACCTGAAGATGCTTCATGGTCAACCGGTGTTGCTTTTTCAAATAATGTTCCTGTCATCATTGCCGGTTCTGCTTCAATTGATTATTCATACCAAGTAAAGTATGAAATAATTGATGCCTTCACAACA